ATCCGATTATCAAAACACAACCACAGGTACAACATGAAAAAGAAAGGAAGGCCAAGCAAGTTCACCAAGGCCAGGAAAGAAAGAATTGTGAAAGCCATAGAAGCCGGTTGCACTTATGAAATGGCAGCTGATTATGCTGGCATCTCAAGAACGACACTTTGGTCATGGCTTCGAAAAGGTGAAGACCCAAAAGAAAAGTCATACTGCACATTTTTGAACGCAGTAAAAAAGGCAGAGATTGAAGGCGCGATGGTTCACCTTGGTACAATCACACAGGCCAGTCAGAAAGATTGGAAGGCAAGTGCATGGATGCTGGAGCGCAGACATGGGTATTCAAAAGACAGACCAACCAGCCAACCAGACCAAGAAGAAATCATTGTTTCTGAAAACACATTGGAACTGTTGAGAACTCAAGCAGTAGATTTGAAACGGGGAATGTCTAAAGCTGAAGCATCTGAATCTTGGCAAGCATATGCAGCACTGCAAAGACAACTGCTTCAAGTGGTTGCACAAATCAGACAAGTGGAAGCAGAAGAAGGTTTGCAAGATGAGATGGATGGTTTGACAGATGAACAGCTGTTGTCAGAAATCTCCAATGCAATCATTTCTTTGCCACCCATATTGAGGCAAAGACTTGAATCTGATATAGGTGATATGGGGAATGTAATACAAATCAAAAAGAAAGAGGTATAGAATGACAATAGAACTTGTCAATGGTGATTGTCTTCAGTATATGGCCACACTTGAAGACAACAGTTTTGATTTGGCCGTTGTGGATCCACCATATGGAATGAAATCTCTTGGTGCTCAAAAAGGTGGTGTAGGATTATTTAAAAATCGTGTATTCCACCATGGTGCAATTGACCACTGGGACATATCACCATCTGTAAAATACTTTAATGAACTTTGTAGGGTATCAGTAAATCAGATAGTCTGGGGTGGTCAGTATTTCACAGATAAATTATCAGTATCCAGAGAATGGATAACATGGGATAAATGTCAACCATGGGAAACATTTAGTCAAGTTGAACTTGCTTGGACTTCATTCAAAGGTACAACAAAATTATTTAAGTATGACAATAGGTATTCTGGAAAGATTCACCCAACACAGAAACCAGTTGCATTGTACCAATGGATCTTTGATAAGTATGCAAAGAAAGGAATGAAGATACTGGACACCCATCTTGGAAGCGGTTCAAGTGCTATTGCAGCGCATGACAGTGGTTTGGACTTTGTTGGTATTGAACTGGATGCTGACTATTTCCAAGCAGCAAAAGAAAGACTGGAAACACATCAACAACAACTGAGGTTATTCACATGACAATCATTCAAGCTTTAGCATTTGGGCTTCTTGGTGGTGCGTTGGGTACAACTGCCATTCATGGTCTGATAAACTCCAAAAGAAACAAACAAGCAGACATCATTGCAAATCAAAATGACACACTGACACAGTTGGCTTCCATCCAGTCCACACTGGCACTTGGTGAACAGGAGATTGCAAAGCAACTGACAGACACTGATTTGCTTGGTGTGTCTTGTTCAAAAGAATGGATGGAAGACCATGGTGATTTGCTTTGTCGTGAAATGTTCTGCAGATTGCAAACACGTGAAGGAGATGGTGCAAGTCAGAAAGAATGTGATGAAATCAGCAACATTGAAAACACCTTTGTCATCATTGAAAGATGTGAACAGCATGCAATGAGCATTGACAAATGTTTGGAAGTCCTGGAGAAGCGAAAATGAAAGACTTGATGGAAATATGGTTGGAAAAGCAAATAGTCAAATCAAACATTTCACACAAAGAACTTGCAGCGAGAACAGGTATTTCACCAACCAGCATTTCCAAGTGGACCAATGGGGTGGTATATCCAAAGGTGATTCACTTGGTTGCAATGTGTGAAGTGTTTGCAATGTATCAAGACAGAAATCCAAGACAGCTGGTGTTTGAGGCATTGATGAACACATCAGAAATGAACAACGCAGAAAAGCGATGGAAGAAAAGAAATGCAAAACAAAAAGCAATTAGCAAATGAATGTCCATGTTGCGGGTGCAATCCTTGCGATTGTCATGGGGTGAATGATGAACTTTGGGGAATGGGTGCGCAGAGAAGTAACCAGTCAAAACAAAACAGTTGCATGGTTGGCAAAAGAGATAGGAACAAATCAATCAGTTGTCAGCCGCTGGAGAACTGGAAGCATACCAAGAACAGAATACTTTCTGCGAACTTGCAAAGTGATTTCCAAGTTATCGCGCAGGCCAGTTTTGCAGGTCATCCAAGAGGGTGCTATTTGTATCGGTGTCGTGTTTGATGTCGATTAAGAACGCAACCAAAAAGATGCGCTCACTGCGTGCAAGGGCGGTTCAGAATCCTTTGACATACTTTTGTCCAACACCACCACAAGAAACATGGTTGAAAGACAACAGCAAAATCAAACTGTTTCTTGGTGGCAATCAAGTTGGAAAGACAACAACTGGATGTGTTGAACTGTTGCACAGATGTCTTGGAACACATCCATATCTGAAGACCGATCCACCACCAATCCAAGCATACTTGATCACACATTCACATCAACAGTCAGTGACCATTCAAGAAAAGTTGTATGCACTGACTCCCAAAGGTTCACTGCATCCAGATTGTGAGTTTATCGCTGGAAAGGGCTTCAGAGGTGTAAATCCAATAGTAAAATTCTCCAATGGTTCAATCATATACATCAAAACAGCCAATCAAGGTCTTGGACTGGCATCTTTCACAGCATCTTTTGTTCATGTGGATGAACCAGTACCACAAGAAGTCTGGAATGAGATTGCAGCAAGAACATTGCGTGGTGGGGCAGGTGGTAAAAGTGGGACCATTGCAGTGACCATGACCCCAGTTGGCCAAGATGTCAGATACATGCAGAAGCTGGTGGAAGAAGGTGTCATATCTTGCACAAAAGCACCCTTGACAGTTGAAATGACAACTCCAAAGTTCTGCAAGCCAACAATCACACAGGACACCATCGACCGAATCACCCAAACATATTTGCCAATAGACAGAAACGCGCGCTTGAATGGGGACTTCGTAATTGGGATACCTGAAGGCAGAGTCTTTGACTGTTTTGATGAATCAATGATTTCCAGTATTCCACCACCACCAGCCAACTATGAGATTGCAATTGGCATTGACCATGGAAGCCAACCCAACACACAGATTGCATTGTTGTCTGCTGTGAATGCCAGCAATCCACAAGACCCATGGGTATATGTTTTGGATGAATACATTTCTGGTGCAGCTCCTCCAGAAAGCCATGCAAGAGCAATCTTGGAAATGTGCAGCAGAAACAATGTGCAACCAGCACAATGTCACTGGACTGGTGACAATGTCCACTTTGGAAGCGGCAAGAATGGAAGTGGAAAGATGTCAAACAGTTTGCTGATGCGCGCCTTTGAAAACATTCTGAGAATGCCCAATTTGCCTTTCAGGATTCGAACTATCAGAAAGCCAAGATACAGTGTATACTATGGCAGTGCAATGTTGCATTCAATCATGGCCAGAAAACAGTTCTTCATTCATCCAAAGTGCAACCGCACTATTCAATCCATTCAGAGATGGACAATGAAAAAGAACCAGTCTGCAAGGTCACGTGATGAGTGGGGCCATTGTGTCGATGCGTTGCGCTACTGTGTAACTCCAGTTATAGAAAATACAAGATTCACCAACATACCAAGCCATTTGAGGTTCTAACATGTACAATGAAAAACCCATGAAACCACTTGCACCCAATCCAGGAGAACAAGCACGTTGGGACCATACAGGTCTGAGACGCAGAATGATTCTTGGTGCTTGGGAAGAAGATTTGGAAGAAGAACTTGCAAGACACCTTCCAGCAGACAGAAGAGAAGCATGGGGACCAAGTGACATGAGTTCAAACCCATTTGAACAAATCACTAGACAACTGAGTGTCTTGTACCATGAGAACCCAGCAATCACAAACATGAATGGTGACATTGATGCAATGGTTGGTCGTGAAGGGCTGGTCACAAAAGCAGGTCTTTGGCAGCTGATGCAAAGAGCGCAGCAGATGGTCATTGGATTGCGTGAATCCATCATTCGCATTGATGTGAATCCACACACAGAAAACAGTCCAGCACGAGTGCCGGGAATACAATACAGGTTGGTCACTCCAGATTTGGTCTTTTGTGAAGCGCATCCAGACCAACCAGATGTTCCAGTGTACTATCAAGAATACAGATTGCGCAAGACATCCAGTGGATACCATTGGGTTGCAGATGTGATGGACATTCGAGATATGAATAACCCAATATTTGGAATGTTTGAAATCAATCAAGATGGTGCACTTGGTGCAGATGTATCTGAAATGTATATGGGACATCCAACACACGTTGGTGCAGACTACCCATACAGAGATAGTAACAATCAACCATTCATTCCAGTTGTTATGTACCATGCAGAAAAGACTGGTTATTTGTGGGACCCGTATTGTGGTTCACAAATGGTCTATGGTTCATTGACTTCTGCAGTGCTGTATTCTTTTTGGACTCATTTGGTGAAGTCAGCCAGTTGGTCACAGAAGTATGTGGCTGGTCTAACGGTTGCAGGACTCAGTCAGATTGACCAGAACAATGTTGCAAGGCGCGCTTCCATATCAACTGACCCATCCAGCATACTTGTCTTCACTCAAGACCCAGATGCACAAGGTCAACCAATGGTTGGTTCATTTGGGATTGCAACAGACCCACATGATTTGCTGGCATCTATTGCAAAATATGAAATGCGTGTTGCAATGGCAGCTGGTCTTTCTCCTGCAGAAGTCAGCAGAACCAATGGTGACCCAATGAGTGGATACGCATTGTCAGTTTCTAAAGCTGGCCAACGCGAAGCACAGAAGAAGTTTGCACCAGTTTTCAGAATGGCAGATGAAGAACTGTTGGCCAAGACTGCAATGCTGGCCAATAGATTTCTTGGGACCAATCTTCCTGAAGATGGGTATCGTGTTTCATATCACAGCATGCCATTGACACCAACTGAGATGCAAGCACAGAGAGAAGACATCATTGCAAAGATGCAGGCTGGTTTGATTTCACCAGTTACAGCAGTGATGATGATGTATGATGATATGGATGCAAAAGAAGCCAGGGAATACTTGTTGCAGATTCGAAGAGAGAGAGCGGAATTCTTATGATGAAACCAATGATTTGCCAGCAATGCAGAGAGGAAATGAACCCACTGCATGCAAAAGTGGAATGGATGTCAAACAAGTTGTTTCTGTCATTGATGGAAACAATCAGACTGGTTCACCCTCATTGCCAATACCAGTTCACCCATCCCAAGACAATGGATATGTTGGATTTGCATGACCACTGGTTACCCTTTTGGAGTCTTTCAGAGTTCATGGAAATACCATATGAGCATGATTGGGACAACAAACAGATTGCATTTGAGATTTTCAAAGATTTTATTCACCATCAACAATTGAGAAGTAAAGAGGTACAAAACAATGAAGACAATCAATCATGAAGGCCAAGACTATGTTCTGAAATCAGACATTGAGAACGCATTCAAAGACAGAATACAGAAACTGTCTGCGCGTGCAATCACTGCTGAAGAACAAGCAAAAGCATTTCAAGACCAATTGGACAATCAAAGTGGAGAACTGGAAAAGATAACCAAGTTGTCTTCACGTGTTCAAGAACTGGAAGGAGAACTGGACAATGCTAACAACCGGTATTCCAGACATACTGCAATGGCTGATTTGGGCATTGTTGATTCAGAGGTTCGCGAACTGGTAGAATGGCAATATGAGAAGGCCACCAAAGGAGATTCCAAAGCACCTGGATTGAATGAATGGTTGGCTGCCATGAAAGAAGACCCAACCAAAGCACCAATAACATTAAGACACCATCTCACTGCAAAAGAACCAAGTGCAGCTGCAGAAGCAGTGACCGAACAAGTGACCGAACAAGTTCAACCAGACCAACCAGTTCTGATTGCACCCAAAACAAACACTGGTGCAACAGTCGCACCTGTTCAATCCAGTGACATGTTGAAACGTGGACTGGATGACTTTGACTTTTACAAGGCCAATAGAGAAGCAATCCGCAAGGCCTATAGAGGTAAGAAGTGAGCCAAGACTTTTCAAGAATCAACATATATCCAATCATCAAGAACTTCAGTGCAGTGCAAACATGGACTGAAGTTGATTTGCCCAGTAAAGGCCGACTTGTCACAGTTGGAAGTGAAACAGCAGACATCTATGTTTCTTTGGAAGCAGTTGAAGGTGGTTCAACCAGTGGAGTGAACAAGCTGTTCATCAAATCTGGCGGATACATGATGGTTGACATGGGAAGAGGTACAAACAATCTTTCCAGCATCCAGATTGCAACTAAGACTTTGGCCAGTGCTGAAGTCACTGTCATTATTGAGGAAAAATGACATAAAATACATAAATGAGGTACAACCATGGCACAATCAGTATTCTTTCCATCCAGACCGGTGGAATATACATTTTCGAACTCAACCCAAGTCACTGTGAATCACAATCTTGGGTATTATCCAACTGTCCAAGTTTTGCTGGATGATGGGACAGTTGTTTATGCAGATGTCCAACACACATCAACAAACAGTCTTGTGGTGACTTTCGTAAATGCAAAGACTGGTTCAGTGATTATCAGATAAGATACCCACAGTCCATACAGGACAAACAAACACAAACATTCCACACAGGTGAAATACCATGCAATTTCTTGCACCCACAAATGTATTTGAAGGCGTTGTTCAACTTAACCAAGCACCTTCTGCAGACAATCATGCTGTAACCAAATCATATCTTGAAGCCAACAGTGTCGTTGGAATCGCTACTGATTCTGCAAACTATGCTGAACTAGTAACTGAAGGCGGAGATTTAAAACTAAAGCTTAAGCCTTTGACAATCACTGATGTATCTGTTGACACATCTGCTGCTTCTTTGTCTGCTTGGGTTACTGCTAACTATTCAAATGGCGATGAAAAGCAAGAAGGCGATATAATCGTTTTGACTGCTGTAAGT